TTGGGAGCGCATAATGCAAGGTAGGTTGTCTAAAACAGGAGCAATCAGCGGAGCGATTTTTTCGGACAAATCGCCAGGTAAAGCACCCCGTCCCCTTTGGAACTCGACGCCTACATCGCTACGAACATAGTAGACTTTATCATATTGCCCTTGAGCAATCCCAAAAAGTCCGTAGTGGAGGGCAATCAGAGTTTTGCCGGTTCCGGCACAGCCGTGTGCGAGGGTGACTGTGTTCTTTTTGAAGCAGTTCCAGAGTTCTTCTTGACGCCAGGTCAGGAACTTGGGTGGTTGAACATCCATCCCCTTGGAATAGGAGTGTTCTAGCATCTGGGCAGCTTCAGCGCGACGATTCTTGCGCTTCTCTTTTGAGGTGAGCATGTTAAATAACTTGGAGCAATCGGTGGGTAGGTCATACACTTTGTTGCCAATGAGCTTTACATTACACTCACCCCCTTGAAGAAAATAAGGCTGAGCCATTGGAGGACTGAACTCAACCCTTGGTTTTACCCGGATGCTAGAGCATCCACCATTCGTCTTTTTCTAGGTACCACTTCCAATACTCACTCATGCCATCGCTCAACGTAATCGTCGAAGCCACCCGCGCCTCCGCACGGGCGGGAGTAGCGATCGTTTGGGATGTTGTATTGGCTGGCTTTTGATTTTGTTAAATACATGTCAGCTATTGGGGAAGTAGCCAATACTCTGGTACCGTGTTCTCGATACATGTATTCGCTGTTAAAATCTGTTGGATGGATAGCCATGGTAATCTGTTGAAAGAACAACAGCAACTTTTTACGGGGTTACCAGATCCCGGTCACATCTCAAGATCCCAACCAATGTTCCGCTTGCCACTACGGACTCCACGTAGGAATGAAGAACGGGGGTCCGCCTCTTGGCTCACCGAGTCATAGTCAGGGTCATTTATAGCATGGTCGGCAGGGAACATGCGTAAACGGCCACGAGAGAGATTACTAAAGACGTTCTTGTCTTGAAATCCTGGCCGAGTCAGCTCACCAACAAACCGCTTATTCTGGATGATCGAATCCTGTAAACCCCTGTCGACGGTGTCGAGTTTCATCGAAAAATACGTCAATGCCCAGGTGAAGGCATCGGTTCGGTCATCGTGCTTTACGAACGGAAATGTTGTCAGTTCCTTGATAAACGGGTCAATCCACTCGCCCTCAATAAACTTAACTCGCGCAAACTCCATCAAGGGTGCCACAGCCTGAAGACGAACCGTCTTAGACTTCAATGGTTTCATTTCCTCGATGGGAATCTTCGCTTCTTTCTTCAGCATCTGAATGAGGGATTGCCCGGACGCTGCTTTTTCGATGCAGAGGACACGAGCATCGTAGTACGAGTACAAGTGTTTTACTTTCGCAATAAGGTCTGGGAACCCTAACCGACCCGTAATTATCTCTCTGACGTAAACAATACCTGGGGTTCTGTGAGAAATCGAGGCGACACAAATAGCCGTCTCGTCAGCCATTTCCTTCTCAGAAAACGCACAGTCGACAGCAAGCCAAGTCAGATCATAGGATACGTAAGGATCCTGCTCCATTCTGCAGATCCAGCTGTCCTTAACAATCTGCCCCTCTGCTGCAACAGGGTTACCCTGGTACAACGCAGCGAATGCAAACGAACCCATGGTCTTCTTCTGAGCCATGAGCATGTCTACAGTGAATGCAGTATTGCTGGGCCAATGGCTCTCTCCCAGGTCTCGCTCGAGAGGATCCTGCTCGCGCTGCTCTGCAGTCTCAATCAAACCTGCAATGTTCACCCAGCGCCAACCATTCGGATTCTCAATTTCGTCGTATACACCATCCGCCTCCAGCAACACACCGTGCAAGTCATGCTGGTGGAATCGCGTAGCGATAACCATCTGACACCAGTTGTTGGTGCGGCGCGTCGATGCCTGTTCGCCCCACCATGACTCCAGCGCCTCGAGAGCAGCTGTCGATGTAGAATCCTTCAGAGGATCATCCACAATCATGGCGCCGACGCCAGGGCTCGTGATATTGGTAGTACCTGCGGTAAATCCCGTAAGCACACCACCAACGGATGTCGGAAGAATGTAACCTCCGCCGAGCATATCGTACTTGGAGTCGGGAGAGAATCCCTTCCAGTCCGGAAAAATCTTCTTAAACTCAGGATGCTTCAGATAGCCAATGGCATCCTTGTGAAACTTGCCAGACAGTTGCTGACCGTACGATGCAATAATGTGCTGCGTCTGCTGATCTCTGCCGAGCAACCATGCTACAAACATGGAGGCCATCATTGACTTACCGGATCGTGGAGGGCACGATACGATCAGACGTTTGTAGCGGCGGTTTGCCAGATCCTCGAACGCGGATCCGATAACTTCGTGAAAGGCAACCACTTTGAGGTCACCTTTCTTCATAATGTCACAGAATGCCAGGAAGCAATCGCGAGCAGCACGATACTTGTACTCCTCGATCACGGAAGCAGGCGCCTCCATTACCAAGAGTTCTTGAATTCCACGAATGTATTTTCGCCAGGAGCTGTGTTCGTCCAGCAGGCTTGCTTTGGTTAAGATGGGGCGCATATCAGAAGTTTGAGATACGCTTCAGAAGCTCTTCGACCTTGCCGTCGTATTCCTTTGCCAACGCCTCTTCAGACGGCGACTCCTTCGCGGTCAGCACCACGATGTCCTCGGTAATCTCACGGTGCGCTTTCACAGAGGCTGAGAAAATCTGCACGAGATCGCGAGTCGAGCACTCGGACATTTGATCCTGAAGCAAGCCAATCGCTTCGTTGGCAACACGAAGGGCTTCCTGAGCCAAGAACTCTTTTTGTTTAACAATCTCATCTTTATGGTCGGCCATTAGTAGAACCTCTTACGACATTTGACACAGCCTCCGGCTGGAGGCGGGGGATTTCCTTTGTAGTTTTGCAAGCTGCGCAGAATGCGCTGTGCTAAGTCTATTTTACCTGCTTTTACCGCAGCGTGGTATGAAGCCCAGAGCTGATGTGAAGATTGCATTAGCAAGGTTGCGGCGGGACATTGAGGCCGTCTGAGCACGGTAAGCAGCCAAGTTTCCATAGGGAATTGACCGACGCCAGCTCGAATGTGCCCTCAAGCATCCACCCTTTGCCAGCTGGAGACTGACCCACATAGTAGAACCGGCCCTTCGGCGTCTGAATGAACGTCTGAGTTTGGACTCCAATAAGGATGCCCCCGTCCAGGTAGAGTTGAGGGGAATCCGGATTAAGCGGGTCTACATAAAGGAACTGGTACCCTCCGGTAACTACAGCAAACTCCCCATAGTTCATGCTTTGGTACCAGCTTGCATCTTTCACTGCTTTGGAGGAGATTGGGCCAATCTTGTTTACCGTATCGTTCCAGAGCTCCACTGCGTATCGAGCCAGTTTCTTACCCGTATTACAGTAGAAAACTTCCCGAATCGGTTCCTTGGTGTTAGCGTCAAAGATTGTCACAACGAGACGACCATCTTCGGTATAGCTGTTGTTGGAAAGAAGGTAAATAGGTTGACCGAGAGGATCCTCCAAGAACACACATTCCGGATCACAGATAAAGACCCAGTCTCCGCTTTGGGTCAGTTCGTTGCTCCATTTTATTCCATAGCACGCATCGTAGTCCTCGGGCGGCTGGCCATCGCAATCATAGGCAGGGACGTAGATATCTCCCGTAGTTTCGTCCAAGATACCGCCAAGGGGCAATTTGGACTCGACGCCGAGGGCTGGAAAAATTTGACGACAATCACCTCTCTGCGTGCACGGGTCAAGAGCCACGTAAGGCAATGCTTCCTCAATTATTAGTTGCCAAACTTGGGTGTAAGTGTACTGACTCTGGTCGGTTAGCCCAGTGAAATCCTCGCTCACGCAGACAAAAGGCTCGATGGCCTGCACATAAGCGCCACCCGGGACACTACCGTTAAGGGTAATGAAGGCTCCCGTAATAAGTTGAGTAGCGAAGTCGTGGCCGGAAGAAGTTAAATAATTCTGACACGAATAATTCAATTCGAACCTGAGAGTCCTCTCAAAGACAAGGGGGACTCTATTCTTTACGGTATTGCTAGCACCAGTATATCGAACAACGATGTTATTCGTCTGGGAGACAACCCCCTCCTTATCTAGCACATCCGCTAGCCGCAATACATTGACCCCAATTGGAATAAGGGGAGAAGATATTAAGGCGTCAACCATAAATTGCTCGATGCGAGTCAGACTGCTCAACTCCATGCTTTAATCCTCCCTCGAATCCACCCGTCGCCCGGACACTCATGAGCTCTTTTGTTCTTGATTCCGTTATTCCAATAGGGCATCTTACCGCTAACGCTTCCTCCTTGGCGTTTCCACTCTCTTTTGGTTTCCTCGTCAGCTCCGCACCACCCGATACCCTCATCTCTGCACTTGGCCCCTGCTATTTTACCGCCAATTTTTCCGGCTGCGCTCAAAGTATCAAATGTTTTTATGCAGTTGGGGGAATCGAGGTCAAAAAAACCTTTTTCCGCAGCCGCTTTCCCAGATGTCTTTCCTCCCCGAACACAAGCGGAGAATTTTGTTGTGGTCTCAAACCACTCGGCACCCTCAAACTCCATCAATACCCACTCCCCTGGAATATCCCTCTCGATATCAAACCCGACCAAGAACTGTACCCAGTCTCCTGCCTCGCAAGGCTTCTGCCCGATCTCGTCAGCACAGTAACGCCAAGGCAAGAACCGGTTACTCTTCATAACGTTCTCTCTCGATGTTAACTCTCGATAATTTCTATCGCAGTCCAACCCGCACACCAGCTGGTAATCCCGCCCTTCTTCCCAGCGCGGGTCAATGTGGTCTAGCGATGGTGAGTCCTTGTGGGCCATACTTGTCAGAGTTTCAACTATTATAGTGGTTTAGCTTGTTGGTAACTTTTACCCTGGCACACCCGATTTTGCTTTGCAAAATAAAAAGCCCCGCCGAAGCGGGGCAGGAGCGATGGGTTATGCACCCACAGGCATAATCACCAGGTTGACCGAAGGGATTGCCGGGTAGGGGGCAGCAGCAGGTTCTCCCAACAGGATAGCATTAGCATCTGCGGAGTACCACCACGCCTCAATCTGGTCGCCAGCCGCAAGAGTGATGATCCAGGGAGTGGTGGCGAGTTGAGCCGCATTATTACCCACTAAGGTCAGGTTGAATGCGGAGTTAGGCACATTAGTGCCGTTCTTCTTGAACCAGACGTTGATGTCGTCGGTTCCGGGGTCAGTTTTGGCAACTTGGTAAGTAGCGACGATGGTGTAAGTACCGGCAACAGCAGCGGTGATTTGCGTACCGCCAACAACCGAGAAGTTGTTGCTTGCGACAGTGGTATCAAACGACACAGCGTTACCATTCGTTGTGTCAGCATTAGTCTGGGTCGTTGTGCGGAGGAAGGAGCCGTAGTTGGCAGGAATAGCAGCGGAAGTGGCCCAGGTTGGTGCAGCGCCAGTGCCACTCGAAACCAGGATCTGACCCGAGGTGCCATAGCTCGGTGTTGTGCCGACGCCAACCGCACCGTTCTCGTTGACTTGCAGTTTGGTGGTTGTGCCAGCCGCAAGGATAAGGTTGTTAGCGAGGGCTGC